TGCCATGAAATTGTTGCCAACATTACAAAAAGGCGCAACCGCAACAGGTGCAAGTACCGATGACTTGGCGAAAATCGCCATTTCGGCGATGCAACAGTTTGATATCAGCGAAGATAAGATCGGCGAAGTGTTAGATAAAGCCGTGGCGGCAGGTCAGGCAGGTAACTTTGAATTGGCGGATATGGCGCGCTGGTTGCCGCAACAAATGGCAGCAGGTAAATCTGCCGGCTTAAAAGGTATGTCGGGGTTTGAGGCATTATTGGTCGCCAACCAACAGGCGCGTGTAACTGCCGGAACATCAGATGAAGCGGGAAATAACTTAGTCAATTTACTTGCAAAATTAACATCAAAAGAAACCTCAGACCGCTTTCGAAAACTCGACATAAAAGGCAAGGATGGTAAAGACCACGGGGTGGATTTTATCGCCTCAATGGACGCTCAGAAGAAAAAAGGTAAAAACTCCATCGAAGCCTTTATGAGCATTATGGATCAGGTGATTGGTCAGGATGGTAAGTACCAGGCACTGCAAAAAAAACTTAAAAGCGCAAAAAAAGAAGATCAAGCTCAAGTCTTAAACGAAATGACGAACTTGGTGGAAGGCACGGCAATCGGGCAAATCATTTCAGACCGCCAAGCATTAATGGCGTTATTGGGTATCCGTAACAACGTGAGCCTCGGAAAAGAAGTAAAAGAAAGCCTGGATAAAAGCGAAGGTGCGGTGGATACCTCTCATGCGGTGATTAAAGATACCAATAGCTATAAACTGGAAGACGCAAAAAATAACGTAGATTTCGCACAAATGGAAGGGATGAAAGGCTTTAATGACGCCTTGGGTGATGTCAGCGTGAAAATCGCTGAATATGCCAAAGCTTATCCTGATTTAACCGGAAAGGTTGTGACTGCAGGTACGGTGGTTGCGGCGTTAAGTGCTGCTGCTATTACGGCAGCCGGGTCTTTGCGATTATTGGGCGGAAAAGGCGGTTTAGGGCTTGGCGTTGGTGATGTCTTGAGTAAAGGTGCGGGTGTAACCGGTGCGGCTGGTGGCGTTGCAACTGCGGCGAATACAGCAAAAATGGGACGTCTTGCTAAGTTTGGGCGAGGCGGTTTGCCATTGTTAGTTTTTGGTGCAATGTTGGAAGGGGCAGAAAATTACGCTCCCTACATGGCGCAAAAAGAGGAAGAACGTGAAGCCTTTGATGCCACGACTAACAATGCAAAACAGAAATTTTATGCAGCAGCCTATCCAAGCAAATCGGTGTTTCAATACGCTCCATCTGTCTCAACACCAGAAAAGTCAGTTTGGTCTTTAGCAAGTGGCGGTTATGCACTTGGTGACGCGGCAAAACGCAAAGAGATTGCCGACGAACGCTTAAAGCGAGGCACATTAACACAAGATGAATATAACCGTCGTGTGCAAGTGCCTGACTATAAAGCTGAATTTCAGCAGTTGGGCTCGACTATCAGCGAAGGCATGAAACAAGCGGTAGAAAGTCAAAATTTCACCATTCAAAATCAAATTCGCGTGGATTTAGACGGTCGGACGATTGCGGAAAGTACATCCGAAAACCAATATCGCGAACTTAAACGGGGGTAAAAATGAAAGGTTGGACAATGCCAATCCAGCAAGCGTCTTATCGTGGTGTGCGGTTTGATGTGGTGAGCGTGGATGATAACTTAGAGCGAGCCACCATTACACATGCGTATCCATTCGTAAAAGGGGGCGATATTGAGGATTTAGGTTTAAATCCTCTCACCATTCAACTGCAAGCCGTGTTTTATGGTGAGGGATATTACACTGATTTTAAACGTTTTTTATCAGCACTGGAAAAACAAGGTGCGGCGGTATTGGTGCATCCGATTCGCGGTCGCTTGCAAAATATGCTTTGCACCTCTGCTTATTTTCACCACGAAGCGGATTTTGTGGACTATGTCACGGCAAGTTTGAGTTTTCAAGAAGCCACCCCGGCAAAACCGATCTTCTTGTTTAACTTTTCTGTGCTTGGCTTGATTGATGAGCTATTAACCAAGCTAGAAGACTTGGTAGATGATGTATTGGAGCTATATGGCACCTTTATGGAGGGGATCTCTTTTGTCGCTAATGTCAAATCACGTTTATTAGGCTCGTTTGGCGCGCTTTACGGCTGTTTTGAGCAGGTGCGCGATATGTTTGACATGGACAAAAAAAAGCATGCTATCTCAGTAAATACACCGACGTCTAAAGAGGCGTTTAAACAACAAGGTGGTAATGCCGTGCGTGAGATGGCGAGCATGATTCGAGATGGCTTAACGGCTATTGCCAACCGTGATGACCTAACCGTGCGAGCAAAATTTGATGAGGTCACTCGCACCGTGAAAAGCCTGCTTGAAATTGCACCGAATTTAAGCAATGGCAAAAACAGCAAATCAAATACCCTGAAATCATTAACGTCATCCTTGACCGCACAAGATACCAAAGAAATCTTCTGTGTAGTACAGTTGTTGGCGACGGCGAATGTGTTAAAAATCGCCACTCAGTTTATTGAGGACGATTCGTTAATTCCGTCCGAAATTGATTACATCGTGACGGAGTCGCGCTTGCAAGCTTTGGCAACGTTGAATACCGTGCGTGCGTTGGTGCAGGCGGAGCAAAACGCGATGACATTACATTACGTTAAAGATGATTTTGGCTTGATGTCATTAAGTGCGAAAAAACAAACAGGCGCAAGACAACTGCAAACACCAAATACGGGGCTTTATACTCAGGCTTACAACACAGCAGAAAAACTGCGTCAACAAAGCCACAAATTGACCCAGCTTGCGTTGGCAGCGATTAACCGCAAACCGCCTTTAATTATTCGTACAGTGGAGTTCGACAGCACGATTCAGCAGGTGGCACACGCTTTTTACGGTGATTATGCCCGTGCGGGTGAGTTATTGCGCCTGAATCCGCACATCCGTTACCCGAATTTTATTTCACGAGGTGAGGTGCTTAATGGCTACGCAAAATAACGGCTACCCGTTTAACAATGAGATTGTTGTTGAGATTGACGGCAAACAGCACAAAAATTGGAAAAGCTACGACATCGACAGCGATTTTTTGATTCCTGCGGATGCCTTTAATTTCAGCATTGGCGTGCCGTCAGACAATACTGTTTTAGCGGATTATTCAGGCAAAACGGCAAAAGTACTGATTAACGGTGAGCTTGTACTGACAGGAATTGTTGATACTACTCAACATTCCATCTCAAAAACTGACCGCACTTTTAGTTTAAATGGGCGCGACAAAGCGTCTATTTTAGTGGATTGCTCCGCACCGATTACCAATGTTAAAGGTTTGACGGTGTTAGATGCGATTAAAAAAATAGTGGAGCCGCTAGGCATTAAAAAAGTCGAATTGCGGGCGGAATCTAACCCGACATTAGACAAGGTGGACATCGACATAGGCGAAACCGCGTGGAATGCACTAATTCACTGCGCCAATTCGGCGGGATTACATGCATGGTTTGACCCTGCTGGCACGCTGATTGTCGGCGGTGCGGATTATTCTTCGCCTCCGGTGGCGACGTTGTGTTGTGCGAAAAACGGCAAACGAAACAATTTCACACAGGCAAGCCTGACCACCGATGTTTCCCAAAGCTTTTCAGAGATCACTTTTTTGGCGCAACGGCATGGGCGTAGCGGCGATAACAACAAGAACGATCTGAAATGGGTGTTTAAAGATGATGCTGTTGAGACCTACAAGCCGAAAACCGTGATTGTGCCGGATGTGGAAAACTTGGAAGCCCTCAAAAAATGGGCGAAAAAGTACATTGCGGACAGTATTTTAAACAGTTTTACTCTGACGATTACCGTGCCTGACCATAAAACGCAGGACGGTGTGTTATGGACGCCAGGGCAACGTGTGCATGTGATTTGTGAGGAATACGACATTGACGCGATTTTCTTTCTGATGGGCCGTCGTTTTGCCTTGAGCCGACAAGGCGGCACAACCACGGAACTGCGCTTAAAACAAGACGGTGTGTGGACGCCTGACGCTTATACAAATAAATCGAAAGAGGCACGTAAGCGAAAAGGTAAAAAAGGCAAGAAAAATAAAGGCAATTTGATTGTATTGGATGGAGATTAATATGCGCAGATTAGGACAGGCAATAAGACAACACACAGAAAGCGCCTTGGGCGCAGTACGCCAAGCCTTTCGCGGAAAGTTGAATTTAGTCAAAAGCGCGGACAATATCCAAAAAGTGCAGGTGTCCGGATTGGCAGATGAAACCTTACAAGACGTGGAACTGATGCAACAATTCGGCTTAACGTCTGTGCCGCCTGCGGGAACGCAAGTGGTGGTATTGCCCATGGGGGGCGAAACGACCCATTCTATTGTGATTGCGACCGAAAATGGATCTGTTCGGGTTAAAAACCTGAAATCGGGCGAAACCGCCGTTTATGACGAAAGTGGGAGCACGATTATTTTAAAACAGGGTCGCTTAATTGAAATTGATTGTGATATATTAAAAATCACAGCCTCTACTAAAGTCGAAATTAGTAGCCCGCTTGTTGAGACAGACCGCGTATTGACCGCACAAGGGAAAATCAACGGCAATGGCGGTATGGCGATTCAGGGCGGTTCTGGCGCGTCATTTACCGGCAATGTGACACAAACAAAAGGTAGCTTTACTACTGATAGCGATGTAATCGCTAATGGTAAATCCCTTGTTAATCACACTCACCGTGGTGATAGCGGTGGTATGACCGGACAACCCATATAATTATAAATCAAGGCGGTGTGGAACTCTCTCCCCGCCTTTTTCTTTCCCCTTTCTTTTATTCTGTCAGCATGGACAGAGAAATCAGCCCGCTTACCGGGGACTATACAAATTCGCATATCAGTACACTGCAAAATGCCGTGTATATCAGACTGACTACACCTTTAGGCTCGTGGTGGGCAAATGGGCGTGTAGGTTCTCTGCTCCATACTATTCAGCGAGAAAAGGATTTAAGCCGTGTGGGCATGTTGGCGCAGCAATACGCCGAAGAGGCATTGCAACCATTGATTGATGACGGTCGAGCAAGTGAAATTACTGTCACTCATGAACAACCGCATAACGGCAGAGTGATTCTTTCTATTTCCGTAACTGA